TATTAGAGATGGTGGAAATTCGGATAGTAATAACAATCAAATTAAAACAGTATATATTGAAAATGGTGGAACAGGATATAGTGATGGAACCGCATCTATTTTAGGTGATGGTACTGGTGGTGAAGTTTCTATAACAACAAATAGTGGTGTTATAACAGAAATTGCAGTGACTGTAGGTGGAAAAGGATATACTTATGGAATTATAGATTTGAGCACAAATTCTGGATCCGGATCTAAATTAATACCAATTATTCCACCATCCAAAGGACATGGATATGATGTATATACTGAATTAGGAACAGATAAAGTATTATTATATGCAAGATTTGATGATTCCACTAAAGATTTTCCCATAGATACAAAGTTTGCTCAGGTTGGAATTATAAAAAATCCAGAAAAATTTGTGGGATCTGGACAGACTTTTACGGACAACACATTTTCTTCACTTTTTTCTGTTGGATTGAGTAGTTCTAGGACTGTAACTATTGGAGAGCAAATTACACAAAATCAAGGTAATAATGTTGTTGCAAAAGGATATGTTGCTTCTTTTGATAGTGAAACTAAAATCTTAAAATATTATCAAGACAGATCTTTATGTTTTGGTAATAAATTCGATCAAACACAGAGCTTAGATACCGTGGGTATTACTACATTTAATAATAGTACAAATATTATTTTTACTAGTAGTGGTGGTGGAGCAACAATTGATACTAATGTGAATGGTAGTGTGATAACAATTAACTCCAAACAAATTAATTTGGGAGTTACTTTTACAAATGGTCTTGCAGATCCGGAGATAAATAAAAAGACAGGGGATATAATCTACATTGATAATCGACCCGAAGTTCAAAGAGACTCTAGACAAAAAGAAGACGTTAAAATCATTCTGGAATTCTAAAAAAAGATGGCACAAAAAACCGACTTAAATATCAGCCCATATTATGATGACTTTGATAAAGATAAAAACTTCTATAAAGTTTTATTTAAACCAGGATTTCCAGTTCAGGCTAGAGAATTAACCACTCTTCAGTCTATCTTACAAAATCAAGTAGAGTCTTTTGGAAGTAATATTTTTAAAGAAGGATCTATGGTTATACCTGGAGGTATAACTTTTGATAGTGACTATTCTGCAGTAAAATTAAATTCTACTAATTTAGGAGTAGATGTTTCTCTTTATATTAAGAATTTCATTGGAAAATCTATAACTGGACAAAGTTCTGGTGTAACTGCTAGTGTTAAGAATGTAGTATTTACCAGTGAGTCTGATCTGGTAGAATACTTAACAATATATGTAAAATATTCTGCGGCAGGTAATGATTCCGAAACATCTGTATTTGAGGATGGGGAATTATTGATCGCTAATGAGAATGTAGAATACGGAAATACTACAATTTCTTCTGGAACATCATTTGCATCATTAATCACACCTAATGCAACATCTACGGGTTCTGCACTGTCTATTGATAGTGGAGTTTATTTTGTAAGAGGAACATTTGTTAATGTTTCAAAACAAACTCTCATATTAGATTATTATACGAATACACCATCGTATAGAGTAGGATTTAATATAAAAGAAGAAACTATTAATGCCAAAGATGATGACTCTTTGTATGATAATGCAAAGGGGTTTACAAATTTTGCAGCACCGGGTGCAGATAGATTTAAAATTTCATTAAATTTAACTAAAAAATCATTAACAGATTTTAATGATACTGATTTTATAGAAATTTTTAGATCTGATGATGGAAAGATAAAGAAAATAGTTGATAAGACTGTATATAATATTATTAGAGATTATATTGCGAGAAGAACATTTGACGAATCAGGACATTATACAGTTGATGAGTTTGAATTAAAAGTTTTAAACTCATTGAATGATAGAATTGATAATGATGGTTTGTTTTTGGAAAATGAAACAACAGAGGAGGGAAATATTCCTTCCGATGATTTACTGTGTTTTGATGTATCACCCGGAAAAGCATATGTTGCCGGTTATGATGTTGAAATAGACGGAACATCAACGGTTGATGTAGAAAAACCAAGAGATACTCAAAATGTATCATCTATCAATGTTCCTTTTGAAATGGGACATCTTTTGAGAGTTAACAATGTTGCTGGTGCGCCAAAAGAAAATGACATTGTAACTTTAAAAACACAATTTAAAGCAGATACATCTGGTCAAAAGGTAGTTGGACAAGCAAGGGTGTATACGTTCAATTTAACTGATGCTGCTTATTCAAATCAAGAAACTCAATGGGATTTGTATCTTTATGATATTCAAACTTATACATCTCTAACATTTAATAGAAATGTATCTGCCGCAGAAATTCCTCAAACATCTTTTATACAAGGTAAAAGTAGTGGAGCAAGTGGTTTTGCAGTTGCAGCAGGTGCTAATAGTGCAGAATTAAATATTTACCAGACATCAGGAACTTTTGTTGCTGATGAGCAAATAATAATTAATGGTGTTGATGCATCATTAGCATTAAAAAGTTTTATTGTTTACGGTATTAGAGACATTAAGTCTGTAGCACAAAATGCATCTGGATTTCCCGGTTTTGCGGCAGATACTGTTCTTAGCAGAAGACAAATTGAAGGAATTAGTCAAGCAAACTTTGTAAGTTCTACAGGTGTCTTCACAAGTCCAGGAAAACTTTTCACTGGTATTAAAGAAGGTGATATTGTAAAATATCAAGATGGAACTAATTTAAGATATAATAGAGTTTCGAAAGTAGGTGGAAATTTAACTACAGTTACAGTGGTTGGTATTTCTAGTGTAACTGAAGTTTTTAATGGAGGAAAAGGTTCTGATGGAACTTACAATGTTGAATTGGCAGTTCCAGAACTAAGAAATAATGAAAATGCTTTTCTGTTTGCAAGTCTTCCAGATTCTAATATCTCCTCAGTAAATCTTTCTGGATCACAATTATCTGTGACTAGACAAATTACTGGAGAAACAACAGATGGAAATGGACAGTTGACATTTGGTTTACCCACTGGTATTACTAGTGCATCATATGCAGCATTTGATCAAGAAAGATATTCCGTACACTATAATGGTGGAGGAATTGGAACAATAACACCCGATGCTTTCAATTTGAATGGAAATACTGTAACTATTGATGGATTGTTACCAAGTCAATCAAGCAATGTTGTTGTAAATGTCACTCTTAAAAAGAATGGTATTCAAAGTAAGATTAAAGAATATACAAGAAGTGCTTTAGAAATTGTAAATCTTTCTACACTTGCTCAATCTGGTGCAGCAACTAGTGATTCAATTAATGATGGATTGACTTATAATCCATATTATGGATTGAGAGTTCAAGATGATCAAATTTCTTTGAATGTCCCAGATGTTGCTAAAGTTCTCTCAATATATGAATCAACAAGTACTGCTGATCCTATTTTAGATAGAATTAAATTCTTATCAATATCTCAAGTAGATACTAATGCAATTATTGGTGAAGATATTATTGGTTCCGATAGTGGAGCTCTGGCAAGAATTGTTCAAAATTCTTCTTCATCAGCAATACCACCAATTCCTTCACATAATATTGGAATTGTATATTTGAATGATCAAACATTCTCAGTAGGAGAAGTTGTAACATTTAAAGAATCTGGAATTATTTCAAATGTAACGCAAATAACATTCGGAAAATATAAAAATATTACAAATAATTTTACCTTAGATAAAGGTCAAAGAAACGAATACTATGATTATTCTAGATTAGTCAGAGTTGGAACTCAGATTCCAGAAAGAAGATTATTAATTGTATATGATCATTACACAGTTCCAGCATCAGATAATGGTGATGTATTTACTGTTCTTAGTTATGATGCAAATAGATTTTCCGAAGATATTCCTACAATTGGACCAGGACGAGTAAGAGCTTCTGATACGTTAGATTTTAGACCAAGAGTTGGAAATTTCTCAGTAACAACATCATCACCATTTGATTTTGCATCAAGAACATCTAATTTTGGAACAGAACCAAAGTTTACCTTAAAACCAGGTGAAGGATCTGTTGTTGGATATGATTTTTATCTTCCTAGAATTGATAGAGTATACATTGACAAATTTGGGACTGTTATTACTAGAAGAGGAGTTTCTTCCATAAAACCAGTTCCACCGGTAAATGAAGATCCTAGTTTAATGCAGTTAGCAGAGGTTAGACTTCCTGCATATCTTTATAATACTGATGATGCTGAAATTAGCATGATAGATAATAGAAGATATACCATGAGAGATATTGGCAATCTTGAAGATAGAGTTGAGAATTTAGAGAGATTTACATCTTTAAGTTTATTAGAACTTAGCACAGAATCTTTAAGAATTGAGGATTCTCAAGGAAATAATAGGTTTAAGAGTGGAATATTTGTAGATAATTTTAATGATCAATCTCTGTCTGATAATAACTTAACGACTACTAATTCTAGTAATGGGGAACTGAGACCAACTGCATTTAGAAATACTTTACAGCAAAAATTAGTTTCATCTGTAGAGCAACCATTAAATCTATTTGATTCTGAGGAAAATTATGATCAGTTAGATCCAAATGTACAAAAAACGGGTAATGTGGTTACGTTAAAATATGATTCGGTTGATTGGTTAAATCAAAGTTTTGCTACTAGAGTTGAAAATGTAAATCCATTCCATGTTATAGAATATAACGGACTAATTCGATTAAAACCAAATAGAGATAATTGGACAAGAACTATTAGACTTGCACCTCGTATAGTTGAAAGAACGATAAGACGAGATCTGGGTGTAACAAACACGATATTTAATTTTGGAGGCCGCCTCGACTTTGATAATGATGGCGGTAATACGATTCAAATAGTAGCAAACCGAATAAGAAGAAGTACAAGTACCAATGTCAATACAGTTCTTGTTTCTTCGGGAGATGAAAAATATATTCGATCTAGAAACGTTTCTTTCTTTGGAACATTATTCAGACCTCTTGCAAGACACTATCAATTCTTAGATAATCACAGTAATTTAGATTTTATTCCAAAACTAATTGAAATTGCAAACTCTAACACTCTAGACAATTATGGTTCTTCTAATGGTGCCTTCCAAAAAGGAGAAACAGTAAGAGTTTATAATGGTGGAAATAGGATAGGAACATTTAGACTGGCAGCATCAAATCATAAAGAAGGAAACTTTAATTCTCCATCACTTACTTACACCACAAATCCATATGTAACATCGGAATCTATACCATCTGGATATAGTCAATCATCCAAAACAATAAATATCGACTTAAATGCTCTGTCATCAGAAGCACAAGGCAGTTTTAGTGGATATTTTGAGAAAGGTGCAAAAATTGTTGGACAAACTAGTGGTGCAATTGCTTATGTAAAAGATTTGAAACTTATTTCTGATATCAATGGTACATTATTTGGATCATTCTTTATTAAAAATCCACACGTAAATCCAGCACCAAATCCAAGAATTTTTACAGGAAAGAAAACATTTAGATTAAGTAGCAGCTCTACCAATCAAACTCCATTACCAGGTAGTAAATTAATCTCTGCTGGTGATACAACTTATACAGCAAGAGGTATATTCCGTGAATTGCGGAGAGTAACTACTATAACTACAACTATAACTTCATCTGCAACAAGAATAATTACTGAGACAGATACAGGTGATCCTCTGGCACAAACTTTCACTGTTGGTAAAGATATTGAGGCACCTGATTTTAGTGGTGACAATGATGATGATAATGGAGTATTCCTAACAGAAGTAGATTTATTCTTTGCATCAAAACCAGCTGGTAATGAACCTGTTACGGTTGAGATAAGATTAGTCGAACTTGGAATACCAACTTTAACTAAAATTGGTGAAGCAAAAACTTTATCTCCTGATAATATCTTTACTTCAGCAGATGCAGAAACTCCAACAAGAGTAACATTTGATCAACCAATTTATCTTCCTCCCGGTCAAGAATATGCGTTAGTTTTACTTGCACCAAATTCAGATCAATATGAAGTTTGGACTGCAACGATGGGAGAAAAAACCATTGGCACTAAAGATCTTCCAAATTCTCAAGCAATAAAATATTCTAGACAATTTGCGATAGGAAGTTTATTTAAATCACAGAATGGTTCAACATGGACACCATCTCAAGAATCTGATCTCAAATTTAAACTTTACAAAGCAAAATTCACTGCAAATACGGGTATTGCACATTTTGGAAATCCACCACTTGATTCAAGTAATGGATATATTCCTACACTCCAAGAAAATGCAATTACAGCATTACCAAAAAATGTAACTCTTGGTATTACTACAATTACTTCTAGTGATCCTTTAGTGAATATTTTGACTGCTGGTAGAAGAATTACCGGTGTAGGAAATAGTTTTGGTACTATTGTTTCTACAGGAAGTAGTGTTACTGGTGTTACAGAAACTGTTGCTGGTTTGGGATATGAGACCGGAACAAGAAATACATCTAATATTTTTGGTTCTGGTAGTGGGTTAACAGTCAATATCAGTGGTGTTGGTGCTGGTGGAACTATTACTGGAATATCAGTTGTTAACGAAGGAACTGGATATCGAAGTGGTGACATTGTTTCTATTACGAATGCATCCGGTCAGGTTGGTAGAGATGCAGTTATTACAGTTACTGCTAGTAGTAATATCGATACCTTATATCTAACAAATGTTCAGGGATCTATACCAGTTGGTGACTTAAAATATGTTGGTTTAGGAAATACTGTAGTTCCTACATCTAGTGATGTATTAACTTCAACAGGAGATGGTGGCATTTTCTCCGGTAATTATTTGCAGGTAGAACATTTTAATCATGGAATGTATGCAAACAATAATAAATTGATATTGAATGATATTATATCTGATACGACACCAACAATATTAACAGAACAACTTTCTGCTACAACCAGTGGTTCTGGAACAATTCAAGTTGAAGATTCTTCCATATTTGAAACTTTTGAAGGTCAAGGTGTTAATTCTACAAATATTGGATATGCCAAGATTGGAGATGAAGTCATTGGATATAGCACCGCAACTTCAAATCTGTTAACTATTACTACTAGAGGAATTGAGGGAGTCGTAGAAACTCACGAAATAGGTGATCAAATAATGAAATATGAGTTTAACGGAATTTCTCTTAGAAGAATTAATGGAATAGTTTACGATATTTCTGATACTGGAATTGAAAGTGATTCATACTTTATTGAAGTTGATAGATCGGCAACATCAACTATTGAAGGAAAGGCAATAGGACTGAATAGAGCAACAGATGGTACATATCCACAAGTATCATTTGGAACTGAATTAATTGGTGGTGGCACTAAAATCAAGGCATCCGAAAATATTATGTTCAATAGAATTAATCCTAGGTTTAATATAATATCTCCAGGGAAAGAAACTTCAGTGTCTTCAAATATTAGAACTACAACAGGAACAAGTATTAGTGGAAGTGAAGTTTCTTTCAACCTTCAAAATACTATAGAACCTGTAATTCCAAATCAAGAAAATGACTTAAGTTCTGTGCGTATAGTTTGTTCTAGAGCAAATGAATTAAATCAATCCACATTTAACAATGTTTCTGGAAGGAGATCATTTAATTCTACAGTAACATTAAATACAACCAATGAAAATCTATCACCAATGATATTCTTAGATGATTCTGTTGTGGAATTTATTTCTGACAATATTAATAGACCCGTAACAAATTATGTTATAGATTCTTCTACAAATTCCAGAAATAATGATTCACATGAATCTGTTTATATTTCCAATTTAATAAGTCTGGCAAAACCCGCATCATCTCTCAAAGTTATATTAGATGCATATAGACCAGATCCTGCAGATATTAGAGTTCTCTATAGTTTGGTTAGAGAAGATTCTACTGGAGTTGAACAAGAATTTGAACTCTTCCCAGGATTTAATAATCTTGAGTCAACTTCTGAAGGATCTTTAAAGGTTATTAATTCCTCATTAAATGATGGAAGACCTGATATTAGAGTTCCGGCAAGTGAAAAAAATCAATATTTGGAATATGAATTTACAGCAAACGATTTGGGTGATTTTAGTGGATATCAAATTAAAGTCGTTATGTCATCAACGGATCAAGCAAATTATCCAATAATTAGAAACTTTAGAACTATAGCATTAAAATGACAAGATTAATAAAGGTTAAGGATCATCCTCATCTTTATCGAGATGAGGATACTGGGGCAATAGTGAGTCATGATACTTCTGGATATAATCAAAGACTTGCATCTATGGAAAGACAAAAGTCTCAAAAAGAAGAGTTGGATGAAATGAAGAAAGATATTGATGAAATAAAGACTTTACTTAAACAATTTATTTTAAATAACTAGCCTAAACAAATAATATAAATAGCTAGAGGTATATTATCATCATAAAATAATGGCCGTTTATGTATCCAATATTGTGATCGAGCAAGGATTTGATTTTGATACATCTTTTCAATTAGAGGATACTAGAACAAATTCTAGTTTAAATTTAACTGGATCAACAGTTTCTGGGCAACTGAGAAAACATTATTCGTCATCTACGTCAGTATCTTTTGGATCTACTGTAACATCTGCTGATTTGGGAATTTTGTCAATCAGTCTAACAGGCACACAATCATTATCCTTGAAACCTGGTAGATATGTATATGATCTAAAAATAACTTCAGCTAACGGTAAAGAGTATAAAGCCGTGGAAGGATCAGCATTAGTAAGAGCAGGAGTAAGTAGGTAAATGCCCAACATAAACGATAGAATTGGTTCTCAGAACGTAATTCGTGTATTATCAAATGCTTCTGCACCACCAACACGATTAATCAATTTAACTGATGTAAACTCATCTTTAAAAACAAAAGATGGTTTAATTTTAGTTTGGGATGTTTCTACCGAAACATTCTTTATGACGGATACTATTGATTCGTCATCTTTGAATATTACTGGTATCGCAACATTTTCAAATACCACTCAATCAATTTCTCCTACAACAGGTGCATTAATTGTTAAGGGTGGTCTTGGAATTGAAAAACAAGTTCATCTTGGTCAAGGTATTACTATTGCGGGAATTTCAACCTTTGCATCTGATTTAGATATTAATGCAGCCGTTGATATTTTAAACGGATTAAATGTTGCAGGAATTACTACATTAGCATCATCTGGTGGTATTACGACTACTGGTGGTGATCTTTATGTCGGTGGAGATCTTTATGTTGCTGATGACATAGTATATGATGAGGCAACAGCAAGAAATTGGAATATAAGTGGAATTGCCACAGTAGGAGTACTACTTGACGTAAATGGATCAATAGATGTAGATGGTATTGCAGAATTTGATTTAGTTAATGTTTCCGAAACTTTAAATGTTGTTGGAATTACTACCTTAGCATCTGCTGGTGGTATTACGACTACTGGTGGTGATCTTTACGTTGGTGGAGATCTTTATGTTGCTGATGATTTAACTTTTGATGAACTCACTGCACGTAATGCTAATATCACTGGTATTACAACAATAGGACAACTGGGAGTTACTAATCTAACAACATTGAATGAATTGAGAGTAACTGGATTATCAACATTTGTAGGAATATCAACTTTCCAAAATAATGTTTTTGTTGCAGGAACACTTGAAGCCGGACTTATTGATGGAGGAGAATACTGATGGCAAAACCAACTACTAGAGAAGAACTTAAAGATTATTGTTT